ACTAGTGGTAATCAAAGAAGGCTGCGCGTCCATCGCAATTCGAGTGCTTCGAGCCGCGTTTTCATTCTGGAAGTCAATATCTGGCACGCCCATAAAATGTACGCCAGCACGGTTTTGTAATTCAGTAAAAATTGGGTTCATTAACATTAGCTCCAAGAAGAGATTTTAACTAATTCACCAACAGCAGCGGCAGATTTACACTTAAAGTTAGTAAGCACGCCACCAACCACAGTAACCGTTGTTCCAGCCGCATATGCAGTGGCTGCAATACTGATTCGATACACGCCTACGCCACCAGTTGCGCCTGATACCTGAGAAGAAATAACCGAACCAGAAGGAACGCCAGAGCCACTAATCGCCTCTCCAGCATATAGAGTGCCAGATAATACTGCGGTTACATCCAATAGATCGCTAAAAGTGGTAACTCCACTCGCGCTTGCGGTATAAGCGGTTCCACTATCACTAAGAGTGTATACACCAGCTGATCCAGCCGATCCAGACACTTGCGTGGCAATAGTTGCTCCTACAGGAAAGCCTGCGCCACCACTAATCGTATCTCCAATAGAAATTAGACCAGTGACAGAGGTTGCTTTATATACATTTCCATAGCTGGTCGCTGTTGCTCCAGAGGCAGTAGTGGCTTTACTGGTAACGTAAGTACCATTTCCACCAGTAGAACCAGAAGTCTGACTTAGAATAACCGTATCAGCTGGAATTCCAGTACCTACAATATTGTCACCTACACTAAGAAGGCCAGTACATCCAGTGATTGTTAGAAGTATGTCTGCGCCAGTGCAAGAAAACGTAGCACCGAGACTACCGGTGCTAGTAGAACCGATCGAAGCGGTCACCGTTGCGCCAGTAGCGGCAGATCCAATGGTAATACCTCCATCGGAATAATTTGCATATACAGCGGCTCCTAGAGTGGCTGCCGTGGATCCTCCAACAGTCGCCCAAAAATCTCCTTCATTGTGTAACGTAACAAAAAAACCAGCAGGGACATTATTTCCATATTCCGCTAAATATGTTTGAATTAGAGCTTGTTGTTCACGGTGTACAAAACCCGCGGGAGAGTTTGTGGCGGTTCCGTGATTATAAACGGTAACGCTATCTTCACCAATCCACGCAAAATGCCCAGTAGCAACGCCAGCAGTCCCAGCTACAAATCCACCGGGGCCTGCAAGAACAGTAGTTCGAGGGTTAGAAGATGCAAAATCCCCCGCAATCGCTGGCGCGGGAGTCATATTTACTTGCTTTTGAAAACCACTCATTATTTATTCTCCGATTATGCTAAGCGAAAGCGATACACGTTTGGATATTTTTTCGAAATATCAGAGTCCATAACAACATCTTTAGGAGTAGATTTTTTAGAATACGCGAGTTTGAAAAGGGCTCGCAAAGATGCAACGTCCGAAACATCTTTACGATCTACCTTCATGTGATCAAGCGCGAACCCATAGACATCTGCCGCACTGTCCATTGCCAGAATATCTCCTACAACGGGGCGTACATCCCGCGCGGCTTCCGACGCCTCCCGTAATTCTTTTTTTAATTTTTCTCCGTACGCATCCATTGCAGTCTTAATGTCTTCCTTCTTTTCGAATGGTGGCATAGATTTTTCCGAATCAAGGGCTTTAGGCTCTAATAAACTACAAATAGACTCAATAATTTGATTATCTACTTTTCCGCTAAGCATAGACCTAATTTTTTCTACTGGGGTAGAATCTACTGCGGGTACTTCTTTAGGCTGACTTTCCATTGGCTCTGCTGCCTTTGGCTCTACTGCCTTTGGTTCTTTTTCAAAGTTTTCCATTTTTTCCTCTTTGAATGGATTGCTATCGGCGACCACAACATCATGGCCAGCTCTTCCGCTCTCTACTAGAGCCAGATGATTTCCAATGATTTCGGTCATTATACCATCATACCTTTCGTTTTCATATACCCCAGATTTCATTACTGGAGTAAATTTATATCCGCTGGACAATTCTTTTACTTGTCCAGATTCTATTCCTGCAATTGCCTTAGAATCCCATATCGAGATATCTGCATCAAGATATGGGAAATTGAATTCAACGTTAGACCCAATAGAACCAACAATTAAAGACTGCATTGGTTTATCGGCAGATATTGGGATGTGCTTAGATAATATCGGGAGTCTCTCGAATGTAGACGCCGCTTTTTTAAGCTCTGCTGGATCTCTAAGAATCCTATACACTTTTTTTGGATCCAGACCTAGCTTTTCATGATCTGGGATTTCTCTTCCAAAATACGGATTAACAGATGCTTTTGATATATGAGTCTTTTCAACGTGTAATCTTCCGTCAAAATCGGTAGACCTTAAAGATTTATCCATTGCAAGAATCATAGATTTATATCACCTAAATTGGAATAATTGGCCTAGCGGTACACCTGCAATTTATTAGATGCCCGGGTTGAATATACTCACCAGATATTAAACATCCCTGAGCAACCTTGTACACCTTGCCGTTCGAAGCGACATGATCAGGCCTTGGACGCTTTCCCATGTGGCTGTGCATCCATACCGCCTTTTCTACACCGACCTCTAACAACCTAGCTCTATTCAAAACAGAATTTGCTTTATTGCATTGATCCCTAGCAATGAACGCTGCTCTAGCAACTGTTACTGGGTAGACTTCTTGTATTTGTTTTGTCATATCTTCCAGAGTTAATCCTAGGGAATAAGCCCGCATAACAATCCCTTCTATGCGTTTATGATATTCAACAGGAATAGTCTTTATCAACCCAACATTGTATTCTAATGAAGCGTTAAGAGTGTCACGGACTACGGGAGTCATTTTGAATTTTACTTCTAATCCAGCTCCCTGCAAAGATTTTTTAAGGGATTCTTGGGAAGAACTAAAGATTCCTCCGATGTATCTATCTGAAATTTTATTCGCGACAAAATCAAACTTCTCCGCCCACGATTGAGACAAGAGAATAATCTTCTTTTTCGCATATTTAGAAGGCGGGGTTTCGTCGAGCGCATGACTTGCCACCTCTTGAATTTTTGGGGGGTATTTATTATAAACAACCTTTATCCAAAAAAGAAATGATTTGTGCATTTCGCCGACCAGACGAACCAAGGTTTTTCGGTACGCAACCTCAATACCCTTGTTTGCATGAACAGCAGAACCCAACCTATGCTTGATCATCTTTACTTGCTATTTCGGTATTAGGTCTAGGAATCCCTATGGTGCTATGTCCAGCCGCTGAATTTTGTTGGTTAATAGATGTATCCTGATTATTGTCTGACATGTCTGGCTCGCCAATTGGTATTGGAATATCACTGACATCTAATCCCATATACCCGCTATCCAAATCTTTTGCCAGTCTATTCCTAATCTCTTCTGGCGATAACACGCCATGAATTACATACAAACTATCTACCTTGCTATTCAAATCATTTATTTCCGCTTCCTCTTTTTTCGTTAATTGGTAAAGAGGGATAAACGCAAATCCAATATCGTGATCAATTTCACCAAATAAATGTAGCTGAACCACCTTTAGAATTACATCAATAGGATCCCTATAGTATGCTTCTTGTTGGGCAGATACCCAATCATAAAACATCCTGATCTCGCCCTCGCTACTAGCATTCAACCCGCTCGGACTAATGCCAGTTAGGATTACTGACGGGATACGAGACACACTACACATGTGTTCCTGAGACTGCGACTGCAACTCATTAAGGCCAGTTAACGGCGTATTAACTTGTAGTAATTCCTCCCGATCTTTATCTAACAGCATCAAACCTCGATTACTTCGAGTGGCCGTGAATAATTCCGCCCTAGCAAATAAATCCGTACCATCATCACTGCCTTGTAACACCTGATCCATTGACGTCGCCAAACCAGTAATCGAGAAATTATTGATCAGGTCTGCAACGCTCTGTCTAGTACGCAACCAGTTTTCTACGTATGGTTCCGCTAACTGTGATAAAGATATTCCTGCAAAATTAAACGCTGGCTTAAGAATATCTGGCAATGGTCTAGTAACCACGGTACATAGTCTTGATGCGTGTATCTCTTGCCCCATCATGTACCAAGAAGATGGCTTATAAAAATCTGGCTCAGTAGGATCCAATGCGTTATAAGCACTTGGAGTAGTCCATATCGGCTCTACAGGAACGATAGACCTAAGACTACCTTTTCTTACCGTCCTTTTATCCAAAATAAGAGGTGATTTCTTATCCGCCCCATCGATATTGATAAATATCTGGCCACGACCAAAATAACAATCTAATTCAGCTATCCTTTGAATTACTTGCCTAACACCTAGTTTTATAAATTCTTGATCAATTTTTTTAATTTTGTCGGAGCTATCATCACCATCATCTTGACTACTAGTAAACCTAATAAATTTTCTAGTTAATTCGGAAGATAATGCAGACGCAAAAGCTCTATACTCTGATCTAGTTGCTAATTGAGATAAATAAGAAAACCCGGGAAATCCACCTGTGCCGTAGACTTGATTAGCCCAATCATATTGGTTTGTGTCCATTGCAAGAACGGGAGCAACCACGCCTTTTGGTGTAACTCCCTGCAACAACTGTGGAGGACGTATCGGAAAAGAAAATCTTGACGCTTCTTTTTCTAATAAATTCTTAGCTTTGAATGCCGCAATCTTCATTTTGGAATCAGGCACTTCTCCTCCGATTTGCAAGGCTCAATACATTCTGAGAAATCCTAATCCTTTCAAATACTGGGTAAAGCCGCCTAATCGCTTGCGTCATTGCGTCCACTTGATCGTCATTTACCGAGATAGGAAACGATGTTAATTCCGCAACTAATTCTTTTGTCCAAGGTACAAAATCAGGATGGGGCAAGAATATATTTTTTGCTTCCCAATAACTAGTGATAGCATGAGCACGCGCCAATTTAGATCCGTCTGGCTCAATAGGTATCAACCCATGAACCGTCTTACGAAGAGTATCAATCACTGCGGGGCCGTTTGCTTTGTCTTCTATCAGTATTTCCCTAATCTCTGGCCATCTAACCCGCAATGTTGCAACCTTGTCTACCGTCTTCGTGAAACTCATTCGTTCTCTAATTTGATCCAATAAATAACAATTTGCACCCGACTTGCCCCATACTTGACCCACTACGTAATCCGATCCGTTGGTATCCTTAAAAGTGCAATCCCATGACGCAATAATCTTATCAAACTTATTTGGTAATTCTGACGGTAAATAATATTGGATGCCGTGCTCTTTGAAAATATTTCCGCCAATAGACCTTGGAGACTGTTGATAAAGAGAAGACCACCAATAGTCCGATAATAGTTCTTTAGTCTCCCTTAACTTCTCGATGCTATGTAAGGCTGGAACCAACGCACCCTCAGGTAAATTTCTATCATACCCCGTGTGATCGGGAAGGTTAATCGCTGGAAATCGGAGAATCTTTAATCGACTATCTCCCGCAAATTTCTTACAAACCCTTGCAGTCAAATCATCTTCAGACCATGATGTAGCCATGATGATTTGCCCAGACTTTTCTGATAGTCGCGTAGTAAATACTGATTGATACCAGTTCCAATGATTTTCTTTGATGGTCTGGCTTAGTGCTTCCTTCTCGTTTTTAACTGGATCATCAATAATACCAATATCTACTGGTCTACCAGTCAGACCAGCACCAACACCCACCCCTAAATAGGCTCCCTTTCCCCCGGGAGCGGTAAACTCTCCCACCCTGTCAATATCATACTTCTTTTTCTCTGCCACCTTTGGGAACAAAACTAAGTGTTCCTGAGCGGCCAGATTTCTACGAACGTCTTGCGCCATCGTTCCCGATAACTCATCAGAATACGATGCACATCCAATTCTAAGATCAGGATATTTTCCAAGTAAATATGCAGGTAACCGACGGGATACTATTTCACTATTATGTGTTGGTAGACCAGTCTTACCGACCAAATAAAGACCATCGGAGGAACCAACCTGTAGGCAATTACCAATGTACCCTTGATAATCGAACCTAACGTCAGTAATAAAAACTGGATCATCATTTGGTCTAGGAACTAACCTATACGTAGGTGACAAACCATTTTTTGAAATAAATCTTGTAGTGGTTTGGAATTTACAAGTTTCTATAGTCTCTATTTCGTTTGTTAAAACATTAAAAACAACCCATTCGTGATTTTCGTGACAATAAATAATATCCCCATTACTAAACTCTACGCGCATGTTTGCGGAATTCTTTTCAGATAGTGCCACCACTGGAATAAAATTACCTGATGGGTGACAAACCTTATCGCCTACTTTTAATTCTCCGTGAGTCTTCCAACCGCTTAATGTGATTACGGGGGTTTGATCTGCAATTAACTTTCCGTGCTGTGGGGGAGCCTGAAAAACTAAAACAGGTCTTACTCCCAAAAAGACGTCATGGATAAAATTATCAATAGCAGCGCACACAGTATTAGAAAAATAGGACGCAAGGAAACCTCGATTTGTAAACTCAATATATTTGTGCAAAAACGTCCTAGCAGCTCTGCGCTTTAGCAATTCCTCGGCGGCATCTTGCTTAGTGATCATTCTTGCTATTATTCCCTTTCTCAATAATCCCCGCTAGCTGATCATCCGACAGCTCGCCCGCATTCGCCTCCATTTTAATCGCCCCGCCATCCGCACCCGTCACCTCAAACCTTGACGTTTCCCTAAATCCTAACTGCGTCTTACACCAAAAAATCAAGCATGAGTTATCCCCATTGATCGCTCTATTGTAAAGCGTCTCAGTAATCTTCGAACCAGCAGCCGCCCTACCCTTCCTTAGCTCCACCTCAAAATGTTGCTTAAGAGCATGCACACTCATGCCGTCATGGATAAGTGTACAGATATGCTCTTGAGGCAGACCCCACATTGAGAGTTTATAAACCAAATCCCTCTGCTCTTGCGTGAATTTATAAACCATAACTAAACCTTTTATAGCTCGATACACCATAAATTACCACATAAGCAACCCATTGTCAAGCTTTTTATGCGAAAAAACATGATTGTTTTGCCTTCAAAAATACCCAGATTTAGGTCGATTAACTTAAAATGTTAGTGTTTTTGACCCCAAAAATGACCCTAAATGACCCTTTTTACACCCCAAAACTGCACAAAAAGCTAGGGTCAACTAAAAATCCATCCAATAAGAAAATTCAAATAGATTCAAAGGATTGCAAGACTTTCTTAAAGCCAATTCTGCAAAAGGGTCATTTAGGGTCATTGAAAAAAAATCCCACATTAGCGACGGATTGAAATGGCGTCCTATCAACAAAAAAAGGCAAGCTGGGGGGGTTGACCCTGACGGATCGATTATTTCCCCCCCTACGTAGTAGGGGGGGGAAATCGAGTCGAAGGGTCTACCCACCGAGCCCGAAGTTTTGGGGAGTCTGAGTACCCTAAATCAAGGGGCTGAATTAGGGTACGTGAAAAAACCTGAAATCCTGAGATTTTGACCTTGACCTACTGAATTTTCCTATTGGATATTCCTTTGCCTTGTCCATTCCTCTATGGTCACGGGTAGGTAGATAAGGGTAGATACGTTAAAGTACGAACTAGGGGCAGATAGAGTGCTTCTATGGGCATATAAGATAGGGACGGTATGAGGAGAGAATGGAGGAATGAGGGGTTTTATGGAAAATAGACAAAAAAAATAATATAGGGGTATTCCGGGGCAAAAAAGCATTAAAGTGTATTTTTGAAGATCGCCTACCATGTAAGCACGAGCAGCAGGCCGTGCCGTTGCCATCGTGTTACTAGCAGGCCGTGCCGTTGCCATCGTAGAAGGTACCTAGAAGGTCACCATTGCCTACGCAAGCATGCAGCAGGTGTTAGGGTAGCGTCCTGTTGTGCAAGGCGCGTAGTGACCTTGCAGGTAGGTTAGAAGTAATTCTATGTAGAAGGGACTATCGATAGTTGACAAGACGTGCAGAGTGTGAGTGTAAAGCGCGGCCGCGTCCTCTAGCAAAGGTCGTGCCAGTGCTTGGTATACATGGTATACATGAGCATGTGTCGCTAATTGACGACAGATTATGGCGAAATTATGGCAGAATGCGCAAGGTCATGTTGTAAAAATACAACATAATAACCTTGGGGAATACAAGGGAATGCACCAAAATGGTGCAAGGGTATGGGTAGATTGCACCAAAATGGTGCAGAAACGGGACAAAGTGACGTAATTTTGACACTTCTAGTAACCCATGTGTCAAAAAATTGTCGCTTTGTTGTTTTTTTACCACACCAATTATGGCGAAACTGCCATAATTCGTCATTATCTGCAATAATCTTTTTGTAAAAAACTCTTGACAAGCAAAATTTTTAGTGTAAATTGTGTAAATCAATTTGAGCAGAGAGAAAAGTAAAAGAAGCAGGACAAGGATACAGGTCAAGACTAGCATCATCATTACAAATTCATGTTGTAATGCGTTCACTAAAAATTTAGAAGTAAGTTTTTGTTTCTCTTCAAATGAAGAGAATTTAGAATAATTGAGCCCACAATCTCGTGTGCTTAAAACAAGAGAGAGAAAAATTTATGAGAAAATTTTACAAAACTGGAAAAT